CAACTACAAGCTATGAAGGGTATCTTTAAGACCCCTGATGGTCGTGTCATGGCTAACATGTTCACCGAGTTTGCTATCACTCAGAAAGTAGTTGATTTTGCTCTAGGCACAGCTAATACAGATTTAGACGCTAAGTTTAATGAAGTAAAGCGTCACATTGCTAAGAATGTAAAGATGGGAGGAGCAATTCAAGGAGTAGATTTCTTCGTTGACCCTGAGTTCTTTGACAAGCTAATCTCCCACCCTCGTTTCCGTGAGATTTATAACTCTTACCAGAATAGCGGTAAGCAGAACCTACGTGATGACTTGGGTACGTATATGCAGTGGGGTATCACTGATACAGTAGAGCATCGTGGCGTTCGTATCATTTCTTATGATGCTGAGTTCAACTTGCCGAATGGCTCTACCGAGCTTGCTTTTGAACCGTCTACTGGTACAGGCATTGCACGTGGCGTTCGTGACTTATTCCGTGGCTACAATGGTCCGTCTAATAAGTTGTCAGGTGCTAACCAAGTAGGTCAACCATTATTTGCATATGAGTATGTAGATCCTAAGGATGAGTTTATGGATATGGAAATTGAGATGGCTAAATTGTACTTCTGTACTAAGCCTAATACATTAGTATCTGTGATAAGCTCAAACTAATTATACCTAAGTATAAAGAGAGCTTCGGCTCTCTTTTTTACTATCTAGGAGGGAAAAATGTTTACCGATGATCCAAGTAATCCTATAGATAGGGTGAGATTAAGAGTAGGTGATACTGATAATAATAATGAATACTTAGACGATAGATGGTATACGCACTTCTTAACTACTAGCAATAACAATGAGGTTATCACCTCTATAGAAATTGCTAAAGCTATCCTAGTGAGGTTTACAGGACACACTAGGGAGGTAGTTGACCAAGTAGAGATATATGGTAACCAAAGATTTGAGCAGTACCTAAAGTGGCTTAAAGACTTTGTAGAGAATCCTAATCTATCAGGGTTCAGAAGTCCAGTCCCCTTTGCTGGGGGTATATCAAAACAAGATATGATTGATAGACGTAATGATCCTGATAATAACATAGTAAAAGTCCCCACTAATCAGAATGACGACCCAATAACAATATGGAATGCCAATGACTATGACCGCCAGTATCGTATTAGGTAGCAATAAGTTAAAAAACCTAAAGAGTAGGATGGAGTCTTTGGTTAAGTTAAAAATTCAAAGTGGGCATTTTAGAGATAGTGGTATGCACCCTATGGCTGAAATGACTTATCCTGAATTGGCTTATGTACTAGCCTCTACATACCCTCAAAGAGATTTAAGAATAGGTGTTGAGAACTACGTTAGAAATAACCAACAAATCAAAGCTAAAATTAAGGGTAAGACTAAAAATTATTTATATGATAGCAAGCCTTTAGTTCATAATATGCGGGTTGTAGCTACGGATATTTCGGAGTACGCACAGTCATTATTCGGGGTCCCCTCTAGTTTTAACCCTAGTAACTCCGCTAATTGGGCTGATTTAAAAGATGGTGATACTCCCCTAGTTTTCGAGGGGTACTTAAAAGCCTCTTGGACTTATAAAATATTGCAAAATGGGAATACATCATAATCAACAATAAGGAGTTCTAATGTATATATTAAACAGAACGCCCCTTACTATACTAAGAAAATCCTCCTCAAATGGGTACTTAAAAGACGGGGTATTTATCGAGGAAACCTTCGAGAGCCATATACCTATTAGGTGTAGTTTACAGCCTTATTCTGACGGTAAAAAGATGTTCAAATTGCCAGAGGGGAGGAGGGCAGAGGGGGCTTATCTGATATATACTAAGGCTAAGTTACAGACAGCAGACGATATCCTAAATAGGGACGCTGATGAGTGTATCATAGACGGACTACGCCATGAGGTGTTTCAAGAACATAATTGGCATAGGAATGGCTTATTGCCTGATCATTATAAATATCTGGTATTAAGAAAGGATAAGACTTAATGATTAATTTAAAACAAGAGTCTAGCAACCTATGCAAGCTAGTGTCTGAATTAATAGGTTATAGACTTTCTAAAGTTAAGGGGCAAGGCAGTACAAAAATTCCCTCAGTGTTCATTAAGAGAACTCCAATACTAGAGCCTAGCTTTCCCTACGCCTGTGTAGACTTTAACACACCTATGCCACAAGGCAGGGACATAAGAGATAAATACTTAGACGAGGATGGTCACGAGGTGACTGTTCAAGAGTTTGCCACAGCATTCAGTGTAGAGATATTTGGTGGTGTAAATGAGGATACAGCAGGGATAGCAACAGAGCTACAAACTAGACTTTATACGGCAAGTGGCAGTAGGTCTTTAAGAAATCATATCCCTAACATGGAGTTATTACAAGTCACTAACCCAGTCTTTAGTTCGTCTACTATGTCCACTGAGTATAAAGAGGTTACACGTATAATGTTGAACTTCTCTTTAGTGAATATTATCACAGACACTTCAAATGGAATAATAGAAAAAATACAATTGACGGGTTCTAAGTATGATGATTTTGAAGACTCTCAACCCTCACATATAATTCAAACAAATGTCCCACTAAACTAGGAGTTTAATAAATGACATATAGAAATATTGCGAATGTTAATATCGCATTACAGAACGCTAGACTAACATCAATAGGGTTTGGCACTCCTTTGTTTATTAGTTCACATGCCTACTTTCCAGAGCGAGTGAGAGCCTATAGCTCCTTACTAGATGCGAGTGCTGACCTTCCTACTAACTCTAAGGCATATAAGGCGTTACAGGGTGGATTTGCCACTGTACCCCGCCCTGCATTCATTAAAGTGGGTAGACGAGATGCTGACCTCACCCTAACACTAGCCACTGGTGCTACTAGTGCCTCTGTGAGTCTCTCAGTACACTCTGGAGGTGATATTTACACCGTAGTTGCGAATGTGACAGGCGCTACAGATTTACTTACCACAACAGCCCTCCAGAATGCTATTACAGCTAATACAGATGTGTCTAGCTTGCTGACTATGACAAAGAATACTACAGCCCTTAGTATCACGGCTAATGGCAATGCTACACTGTCTATTAAAAATCTTTCAAATACATTAACTGATACTTACACTACTAGTGAGACTCCGAGTGACGTGCTTAATGCAATTGAAGCTGAGGATGGTGATTTTTACTTTGTTACTGCTGATGATCACACAGAAACTTTCGTACTTGCTATGGCTGACGCTGTTGAGGCACTGGAAAAGATTTACTTTGTATCTACGTATGAGCAAGGTAGTTTAGCAGCTTATGTAGATGGTTCTAGTACAGACATTTTAGGTAAACTAAGAAACAAAGGATTATTCCGAACTAAGGGTTTGTTCCACCAAGACGCTAATACTAGTTTCCCCGAATTAAGGTATGTCTGTATCAATGCAGGGTTCCTAGCTGGCACAGTGTCATGGTCTAATCTAGTCATAGGCATTGCTGCAAGTAAAGCCCCTAACACTGGACTTAACCTTAGCTCTACCCAAAAAGGAAACTTAGAGGATAGAAATTCTGCTTACATAGAAAACTTAGGCTCTAATGTACTAAGGAATGGTCGTGTGGCAAGTGGTGAGAGTATTGATGTTATCCGAGGGCGGGATGATTTAACTTACACTATGCGACAGGCTTTTGTAAGACTTCTAATTACACAATCAGGAACTAAACTCAATTATAATGATGCGGGTATTGTTGCTCTTGAAGCCACTTGTATTGGAGTGTTAGATAGATTTGTTAATAGAGGGTTTATTGAACCCAACTACCTTGTCACATTCCCACGGGTAGATGAGGTATCCGATTCAGATAGATCCAATCGTGTGTACACTATGGGTGCATGGCAAGCAGAGTTAACAGGCGCTATCGAAATAGTAGACCCAATCCAAGGTATCCTAAGTGTTGACCTATAATAAAAAGGAACAGAAATAATGAGTTTACAAAAAACATACTCTCCTGCTAAAGTTGAGGTTAGCCTAGCAGGGGTTTTAACTCTAACAGGTTTTGCCGAGGGTACGAGTATTCAAGCGGCTAGGGCTGTAGATAATAGTTCTCAGACGGTGGGTATGCAAGGTGATGTAGGACTAACTGCTACAGCTAATAGTACAGGTACTCTAACTTTCACCTTAATGCAGAACTCAGAGTCGAACTTAGCTATGAGTGTATTACAAAATGCACAAGACTTAGCGAAAACTTTATTTAGATTTGGCGTTACTGTTAGTGACCCCTCAGGTGGTTTCTTATGCCATGCAGAGGGTTGCCATGTAATGACTCCTGCTGAGATGTCATTAGGAGATACACAAGAGTCTAAGGTGTGGGTATTGTTCGTAGAAGATTTACGGTTCTTTGACGCTGAAAGGCTGAAAGCTGTAGGGGCTGCTACTGCATTGTCTAAAGCTAAGAATGCCGTGGACCAGATAAGAGCCATTTCAGGTAATAGAGCCTAAATATATATAGGAGGGCTTAGGCTCTCCTTTTTCATTTCAAATAAGGAGAATATATGTCTGACGTAGCCGCGCTACTAAGTAAGGGTAGAAAAGAGTTCCTAACCGAGAATGGCAATAATAAGGTGAGCATTAAATTACTCCCAATGTCCTCAGGAATAAAAGTAACTAAAGAATTAATATCATTGTTAGCCCCCGCAATTGGAAGTATGGCTGACGGTGTAAGACACGATGAGTATCTACATGGCGCACCAAAGAGTTTCAGTGCATTAGCATTTAGCCTAGTAAGCCAGTTAGATAAAGTAGACATTATACAATTAATCAATACACTTCTGCAAGGTATGTTAGTCAACACAAAGCAAGTGGATTTAGAGGATTATTTCACAGCTAATTATGATGAGCTAGTTGAGATCCTAGAGTTTGCTCTAAAGGAAAACTTTGGAAGTTTTTTTACAGGAAAGGGTACGAAAGCCCGATTTCTCACAGTGATACAGAATCTCATGCAGGGGTCTACTACTCAAGAGTTAGAGACAGAATAGACAAAGCTGAGGATCTCCCCATAGACCTTGCTTATGCTTATAGCATTTACAACAGTGATTATAACAAAGAGACAATACATACGTTATTGTGGGAGATGACTCTACCTGAGTTCTTATATCATAAAGAAATGATTACTCAATTAGATGACATTAAATATGCTAGGTATAAGGATGAG